ACTGCTGTGTGTCATTGTCGGAAACGGTATGAAGGGAGGACAGACCCATGCGTAAACTTACCAGAAGTGTTGCCCGTGCCAATATGCTGCGGCAGGGCTACAGACAGATCAACAAGAAGAAATATGCAGTGACCAGAGTTTCTTTGCAAGGAATTGGAGGAAGTTCGTATGAAATGGAATGATGACAGCACTATCACAATCACCCCGCCGAAAAAGCCGAAGAAGTGTACGGGTACACGCTTTGCGGCAGTCCTGGGACTGAACCAGTGGACAACGGCTTTCAATGCCTGGTGTGCAATCACCCGCACCTATGAGGAACCCTTTGCGGATACGATCTACACCATTGCGGGTAAGACCATTGAGCCGAAGCAGGCAGAGTACATGAAAGACAAGTATTTCTGGAAGAAGATGATCACCCCCACGGACAAGTACGGGGTTGACTACTTCAAGAAAACCTTTGGTGACTTCTTCCCGGAAAATCCTATCTTTGGCGGTATGTGGGACTACCTCTTTGTAGATAAGAACGGCAACCCCGATACCGTGATGGAAATGAAAACCACCAAACGTGCGGAGGACTGGCTTGACGATATTCCCGAATACTACGCTATGCAGGCTGCGCTGTATGCCTACCTCCTGGGCGTAGATGACGTGATCATGGTCTGTACCGTCCTTGAGGAAGGTGACTACCAGAACCCGGATAAGTTCGTGGTTACCCCAGAAAACACTTTTGAAAAGAAGTTCAAGGTTTCGGAGAGATACCCCGACTTTGCAAAGACCGTGAAGAAGGTGGAACGGTGGTGGAAAAAGCACGTTGAGGGTGGTGTATCCCCAAAGTTCGATGAAAAAGCGGACGCTGACATTCTTAAGGAACTCCGCAAGAACAACCTCAATCCCGACAGTGACATTACCGCCTTGTGTGAGGAAGCGGAGCAGTTGCAGGCGAAACTGGACAAGATCGCAGAGGAAACCAAAGCTGATGAAGATAGGCTGAAAGTCCTCAAAGACTTTATCAAAGAAGCCGCAATCGGGCAGTTCCGTGAGGGGGACAAGCAGGTAGTCATTCACGGCAAGTCTATGGACTGGGTTACTTCCAGAAGCGAAACCTTGAAGGTAGATGAAGCCGCCATGAAGAAGGATGGAGTCTTGGATAAGTACAAGACGAAGGTGACGGTAAGTTACAGACTTACCCCGAAAGAGAGGAAGGAGTAAAGCACCATGATCAGTATTAACGCAGTCCTGTTTGGAGTTCTGGCAACGATCTTTGTTGAAATGGCGGCAATCATTATTGTCTGCATTATCGCACCCAGACTTCACGGACACCACAAGGTAAGACCTGCAAACAATATCAGAAAATCTAACAATACGGAGGTAAAGAGCAATGGCAAAAATCGGTTTGACAGAAGGGTTTGTCCTTATCCCGAAGGGAACCCACGTTTTTCAGATCACGAAGGTAAACTACAAAGAGGACTTTGGCAAGATGGAGGTCACCATGCAGATTGCTACGGGAGCAACGCACGTTGAACGCTTCTCCCTGCTGAACAAGGATGGTGAGCCGAACCAGGGCGGGCTTAACGCTTTCAGTTACTTTGCAAAGACCGCACTCAACGACTTCTCCTTGCAGGAGATTGACGAACAAGACCTGGTGGGCTGCTTCATCCGCTGTGAGGTCGACCATGAGGAAGTTGAGAGCAACAAGACTCCCGGTAAGTATCTCAAGTTCGTCCGTCTGGGCGATAAGGAGCCTGCTGATGGCTTTGACAGCCCCGTAGCCGCCCCGAAGTCCGCAAAGGCAGAAGAACCCGCCCCTGCCCCGAAAGCGGCACAGGCAAGCGCACAGAAGCCCCAGACGAAGAAATTTGACCTTAACAGTATTCTGGGCTGACACCCTCCCCTATATCGGTATGGAGAGGGCTGACTATACGGCAGAACTCTCCATACCATACTGAAATATCTGAACGAAAGGAAGGTAAGCAGATGGCAAAGTTGACAAAGAAAGAGAGAGTCCAGAAGTTCTATGACCTCTTTAAGAATATCTATGAAACCTGCTACATTGACCGACTCTATGACGAACTGAACTACCGGGAGTTCTTCACTGCCCCGGCAAGCACAAAGTACCACGGAGCCTATGAGGGCGGGTTGTTTGACCACTCCTACGAAGTAACCCTTTGTCTCTTGGAACTCACAAAGAAGATGGGGGCTGAAATGGGAATACGTCCGCAGTCCGTACATTGTCGGTATGCTGCATGATCTCTGTAAGTGTGATCAGTACACAAAGACAGAAAGCGGCTACACCTACAACACTGACCTGGTTCTTCCTGGTCATGGTGAGAAATCCGTTATGGAGATCGGCAAGTTCCTCATTCTCAACGAAGAAGAAATCCTTTGTATCCGTTGGCACATGGGAGCTTATGACGATAAAGAGAAGTGGAACAGTCTTGGCAAAGCCATTGAGAAATACCCTAACGTCCTCTGGACGCACACGGCTGACATGATGGCTTCACGTATCAAAGGAGTGTAAGGATATGTGGCAGTTTTTACTGGGATTGTTTATCGGTTCTTTCGTAAGTGTTATGGCTTACGCCATAGTAACTGTGGCAGGCAGGGCTGAACGCTACGCAGAACACGATTTTGAGACAAAGATCAATAAGAAGGAGGAAACCCACGATGACGGGCAACCAGTATCAGAAGTTGGCTTTGAGGACTTCTAACTTCACGGCTGACCAAAGGCAGGAGCAGTTGTATCACGCAGTCTTTGGGCTGACCTCCGAAGCGGGAGAAGTTGCGGGTATCATGCAGAAGGTCTACCAGGGACACCAGTTCGATCTTGCACATATCAAGAAGGAACTGGGTGACTGTCTCTGGATGATTGCGGAAGCGTGTGCGGCACTGGGCTTTGATTTTGAGGACGTTATGCAACTCAACATCGACAAGCTGAAAGCCAGATACCCGGACGGCTTCAAGGTTGATCAGTCCCTTCACCGTGCGGAAGGTGACATTTAAGGATGGAAATAAGACCCATTACATTCAAAGAAGCCTGTGCTTTTGTCTCTCTATCACAGACACCATAAACCCACGGTAGGCTGCAAGTTTAGCATAGGGGTATATGACAATGGAACCCTGGTGGGTGTGGCTATTTGTGGCAGACCTGTTTCAAGATACCTTGACGATGGGCTGACGTGTGAGATCAACCGTCTCTGCACGGATGGAACATACAATGCCTGTTCTATGCTTTACGGAGCGTGTTGCCGGGTAGCAAAGGCTATGGGCTACAAGAAGGTAATCACCTACATACTTCAATCCGAAAACGGGGCTTCTCTTAAGGCAAGCAACTTTACCTGTGAGGGAACCGCAGGCGGGACAAAGTGGACGGGTGTTAGAGATAAAGGGCAGGATATTCCCGCTGAAATGAAAACCCGGTGGGTAAGAAATCTGTAGGAGGAACAAATGAACGGATACCAGTTACTTGCCAACGCCATTGTGCAGCAGGCGGCAGAGGACTATTTCAACATTCTGGCGGGGTTCGATGTATCCCCCCCCCGAAAGCGTACCGGGACGCACCAACAAAGCGGTCTTGGAGCAGTTCTTCCATAGTGAATACTACGGACTTTTGACAAAAGTAGACCCCGAATACCTTATGAGAAAGATAAAGGAGAAAGCAGATAGTATGGTACTTATCTACACGGTTGGAAAAGAGAAAGGCAGCAGCCGTTACTATGTGTGCAAGGTGGATGACCCTACCCCTCTCACCCCTGCCTACAGCACGAAAAAGAAAGCCCTGCACAAAGCCGCAGAAATGCAGGACTTGGACTACAAAAGGTATATGAAGATCAGAAGAAGGGATGGTGTGGACAATGCTTAAGATCGAACAAACCGAAGTGTACGGATGGGAAGCCGCAATCCGTGGCATGAGAAACCCGAAGAACTCCTGGGATAAGACCGATACTATCAGCGGAGAGTATTACGGAAAAGATGAAAACGAGGAAGATATTTTGGTCAAATACAGCGTTCCCCAGATCGGTGAAAATGATCATAAACTGATGACCTCCCTTGCAGACGCAGGGCAGGTTCATGGGAAGTTCCTGCGAATGATCAACGTTACTATGGACGTTACCGCCCCGCTGTACTGGTGGAAAGAGTTTGATACCTACAAAGTAGGAACCGTAGCCAACTCCTGTTCCACTATGCACAAAATCCAGGCAAAAGAGTTTACCCGTGAGGACTTTTCTATTGAACACCTTATTGGTTTGAATGATGACTGCTTTCCCAGTGAGGTTCTTGGTGGTGAGTATATCCCAGAAGAAAGTTATGTTTATGATAGTTGTCCTGCCTGGATTTTTGATAATATGATCGGAATGTTAAACGCTTGCCGGGATAAGTTCAACAAAACCAAAGACAAGAAATACTGGTGGCAGATGATACAGCTTCTTCCCAGTTCTTATAACCAGAAGCGCACGGTTCAGTTGAGTTATGCCGTTCTCAAGAATATCTATGAGTACCGTAGAAATCACAAACTGGACGAATGGCACACTTTCTGTGGCTGGATTGAGCAGTTACCATACAGTGAACTCATTACGGGAGGTACACAGGCATGAAGAAAGCAGTTTTAGCCTTTATCTTCTTCCTTATTGGACTCATGTTCGTAATGGCTGCGTGTGCGAAGCAGGACGCAGAAAAGGAAGTCCCCTGGGAGGAACGCTTTACCCATGAGAGCGCAGAAAGAGTCTGCGTAGGCATACAGGTTGGTGAGGAAGGGTATTACTCCCTCTGGGCTGATACGGAACTCACCTACTTTGACGGGAAGCTGACGGAAGCGGAACTCTCAAACCTGGTCTTACTTGCGTTTCAACATTCAGAGGACTGGGACGGAGGGTATTACGTTCTTGACTACGCCGTAGTGCAGGATATGATCACCTGCCTACGACAGTACGATGACCCCGCCCTACAGAGAATTGCAGATGAACTTGAGCAGGGGCTACTGATGACCCAGGCAAGTACGTAAGGAGGAACAGGACAGCATGGATTATTCCAGAATACCAGACGAACTAAAACAACTAAATCAGTGGGTGTGTACCTGGGATAACTCCAAAGTCCCTATGAAAGCCTTTGAAAAGAAAGCCGCTTCCTCTACTGCCCCGGAAACCTGGGGAACCTTTGAGCAGGCTACGCAGGCGGTAGAGAAAGGCAAGTATGATCATATCGGGTTTGTGTTCGCAGACAACGGACTGGTAGGCATTGACATAGACGTGGGCTTTGAGGATGGGTTACTGACCCCTCTCTGCGCCGACATTATGAAGCATTGCCAGTCCTACACGGAGAAGTCCAGAAGCGGGCGTGGGGTACATATCCTGCTGCGTGGTGACCTTCCCTTTACTGGCAGAAACAACTTAAGGGGCGTGGAGATATACAAAGCCCGCAGGTTCTTTATCTGCACGGGCAAGGTGCTTATCTTCCCAGAGATCATTGAAAACCAGGAAGGGATAGACTACGTGGTGCAGAAATACTTTCCCACTCCCGCAGAAAAGGACTCAACCGGGAAGAAACCACTGGTACAGAAGATATACGCCCCGGTTTTCCAGAAACCAGAGGGCGGGAAGGTCTTTGTAAGACCAGAGTACCCAGAAATCGTGTCCGGGGGCAGGAACCTATCTCTTACCTCCCTGGCAGGGGTTATGTGGAACACTGGGTACACAAAGCAGCAGATTTACAAGGAACTCTGCTACGTAAACCAGACGGCTTGTAAGCCGCCCCTGCAAGACCAGGAACTACAGACAATATGCAACAGTGTAACAAGATATAGGAGGTAGAGATATATGCGTAAAGAGATCATACCTGTATGTTCTACACAGGAAGCACGGGATTATTTTGCCCGAAAAGGACTCACCTATGATGATATAACAGAGGGTGACATTCTGGTTTTGATTATGCTTCTCAATAAGCATATTAAGGAAGCAAACAAAGAGAATGAAACTTCTGTTTCTACCATGCGATTGAGTGAGAAGGTAGATATAAAGAGAAAAAGCAATGGAGCAATCATTACCTGTTTTCTCTACATGAACAGTCATTACTTTACAAGACGGGAATGTATCAGTTTTAACCGTGACGGGTTTATCGGTTTTGCGGGATGGGCTGACCAGGGAAACACAAACCCTATTCTCCGTGCTTTTCTGGAATGGTGTGATTATCTGGCAGAAGGAGGGAAATGATATGCCGCACGTTATTACAATCCCCTGCGTGGTAAAGGGTAAAAAGAACCACACGATCTTTGACCAGGAGCGTGACTTTTCATATCTGGTAGATGAATACATGGGTATGGAAGCCCGCAATCTCTTTGAGGAAATCATTGAGGGCTACAAAGATCAGCTTAAGGAAGTCCTGGGTGATGACTATGAGTCTATCGCAGACGGTTACCACAACGCCCTTGTGGATACAGCAAACTCCCTTAAGGAAGAACTGGATAAGCCGAAGTTGAGCAGAAAGAACCTTGAAACGATCTGGCGCAATCTGCACAGTAACCTATAAGGAAGGAGAACACCGTTATGTATATCAATCCATATCTGGCAGGTATCTTGACCACCATTCTTGCGGAGGTTGTGATCATCATTATTGCCGTTATCGTCTATGGAATTAAGAACAACGGAGGGGAAAAGTAATGGCAGAATACAACCCCGAAGAATTATTCCAACTGTCAAACGGGCGGTACATAACTTCCCCGGAGATCAGCAAGAAGATGACCTACATAAAGGACGTACACCCGGAACTACCCTATCAAGAGGACTCTACAGGGTACACATGGGACGAAGCGGGTATGGCTGACCTGTTCAGTGAGTGCTATCAGAACGATACCCGCTTCTGTCCCGAAGCAAAGTCCTGGTACACCTATGAGGACGGCAGGTGGCAGAAAGACGTGGGTTCCCTGCTTGTTTCTGCGAAAATCAAGGAGTTCGTGCGGCTGATGGCTCTATACTGCGGAGAAATCCCGGATGAAGAAAAGCGTAAGCAGTATATGGCTTTCGTGGCAAAGATGGGAGATCGCCGCTTCCGTGACCGTCTTATGAAGGACGCTGCGGACAGTATGCGTATCGAAGCCACGGAGTTTGATAAGTACCTCTACCTTATCAACTGCAAGAACGGAACCTACGATCTTAAGACAATGGAGTTCCGGGAACACGACTGGCAAGACTTCCTTACTATGCAGACCAACTTTGAATACAGCTTACAGGACGTGCGCTGTGAACGGTGGGAGCAGTTTATCAAAGAAGTCACGCAGAACGACTACAACAAGGCTGACTACCTGCAACGGGCTTTAGGCTATTCCATGCTTGGTGAGAGCAAAGAGGAATGTATGTTTATCCTTCACGGCAAGACCACCAGAAATGGCAAGAGTACCCTGCTTGACGCAATTCAGCACCTTCTGGGTGACTACGCTACGGTTGCCCCGGTGGAACTGATATGCAAGTCTAACAGGCAGAAGAACACGGAAGCCCCTACTTCTGTGCTTGCCCGTCTTAAAGGCAGAAGGTTTGTTACCATGAGTGAGTCCGACACTTCCGGGAAACTGGATGAAGCCACGATCAAGCAGTACACGGGCGGTGAGGACATTACAGCACGGGAACTGTACCAGGCGGCAATCACCTTCAAGCCCCAGTTTACAATGTGGCTGTCCTGTAATGACCTGCCCGCAGTCCGTGATAAGTCCCTGTTTGCCAGTGACCGTGTACGGGTCATAGAGTTCAACAGACACTTCACGGACGCAGAACAGGACAAGAACCTCAAGTCCTTCTTTGAGTCCCCCGAAGCTATGAAGGGTATCTTTACCTGGCTTGTGGCGGGGTTCTTCAAGTACAAGCGTTTCGGGCTTGCTATGCCAGATGACATGATCATGGTCATACGCCAGTATGAGAAGGACAATGACATTGTGCTGCAATTCCTGGAAGAAAAGTGTGAGCAGAAAGAGGAAGCCGTGAGCCGTGCAAAAACCCTCTACGATAACTACAAGATATGGTGCAAGAGCAATGGCTATTATGTGTGCAGCATGAAGAAGTTTAATGCTGAACTCACAACGCACCCGGAGTGGTACACGAAGAAAGGGGTAAGTAATGGCGTGGCAGTTTACAGGGGAATTGCCATGAAAGAAACCTAAAAATACAGATATGTCTGAAAAATAGGCGTTTTACTGTAGGGTAAGTAGGGTATTTTCGTGTTTTGCATAGAATTTCTCTATATACGCGCGTATCTATAAAAAGTTCCTGTAAAATCCGATTTTACCCTACTTGCCCTACTAACAACTTTTGTTTGAAAAAGGTCATAACGGCAGAAAGCCGATGGCAATAAAAATCTATCTTTTAGGAGGTAAACAACATGAACGTGAAAGCAGGAAATGACGTTGTATCTACGGAAAGTTATGTGGAGCAGTATGCCAGGGAACACAAACTGGGTAAGTACGCAGAACAGAAAACGGGTATCCCGGCAGAAAGCGCAGAAAAGGCAGAAATGGGTATCCCGTCTGAAAAGGGTATCCCGGCACAGAAGGAGGTAAAGAAGGATGGCAAGGACACCAGGGGCAAAGGACAAGCAGCCCAGGCAGAAACGGACTGATGACCCTACGCCTATTGAACATAATCCCGAACTTGAGCAGGGGTACAATACGAAGCGTATAGCCTTTATGCAACTCATTATCCCGACTGAACCTCTGGACTATAATGACGTTGCAGAAATGGAGAGACGGTTCAACAGGTATCTTCAACTGTGTGCAGAATGGGATATGAAGATAGGCAATCAAGCCGCCTATACTGCGATAGGAATTGATAAGGGTACTGCGTGGGATTGGGAGAACCGTAGCCAGGGGAACCCTGCTCGCTCCGACTTCATAAAAAAAGTACGTCAAATTTGTGCGGTTTATCGTGAAGGTTTGATGGAGGACGGCAAGGTGAACCCCGTGACTGGTATCTTCTGGCAAAAGAACTACGATGGCATGAAAGATCAGCAGGAAGTGGTCTTGACTCCTAATCAGAACCCTCTGGGAGATCAGCCGAACATGGAAGCCCTCAAGCAGAAATATCTGGACAATGCAAGCGCATTTCTCCCAGAAAGTGTAGAAGGGGCAGAAGTGATCACAGAAATCCCCGCAGAAACGCAGAAAGCGCAGAAGGGACGCAGAAAGACCCCGAAAGCCGATTGATCAGAGAAGCCGCCCGCCAGGGTGACCACCACAAAAGCCCCGCAGGTTTGATAGCCTGCCGGGGCTTGTTTTATGCCCTGGGAGGGGTCAAGCTGTCCCCGCTGCCCTGTCTGGGTGTGGTGTGGGTGTTGGTCAAAATATGCCCGCCTGGGCTTCTGTGCGCCCCGTGGCGGGCTTTTTCGTGCGTTCAGATATATCTGTATTACCCCGCCCGCCTGCGTCCGTTCTGGGGCGTTTCTGGGGCTTCTACGGGCAAACGAAAACCCCGGAGGGCTTGCACCTGTCCGGGGCTGTGTGTCGGGGTTGATCATCTGAACCAGTGCCAACCGGGGCGGCTTTGCTTCTTCCAGTAGGTCACAAGCTGCGCCGTCTCTGTCTCTGGTATCATAGGGATATTGTAGAGGGTCAAGCCGTCCGGGATCATGTAGTAGCCTTGACCATATCGGGGGAGCAGTTCGCACCCTTTCGCCCCCAATATGTTGCGGCTGTCCTGAGCTGACCTGGTACGCAGGGCAAGCCGTGCGTCAAAGTTTACCTTAATAGGGGTAGGGATGACGGACGAAAGCGGGCATTGTGTGCAGGCAATCAAGTGGACGTTTGCCGCTCTGCCTACCTGCGCCAGACGTTGCAGCAGGGGCGCAACCTGTTTTTTATTGGTGGTCATAAGGTCGGCTAATTCGTCAATGATCACATAAACCGCCCCGCCTGGGTATTTCTTCAACCCTTGCCGCTGCATTTCACGGTAACGGGTTTCGGTGGTGTTCATAGCGGTTTCCAGGGCTTGCACCATGTCCCCCGGTTCACTGCTATACTTGATGACGTGGGGAAGGTTCTTGAACTCTACCAGTTCAACCCGTTTCGGGTCAATCAGTATAAACTGAACACGGGCGGGGCTGTCATGTAGGGCGGTTGATATAAGACCATTCACCGCCACACTTTTGCCGCTGCCCGTTGCGCCTGCTATAAGTAAATGCGGCTGCTTCAACATATCAGCATAAAGGGTATAAACCTGCCCGCCTGGGGTCGTGTATGCTCTTTTCATGGGTGTTTCCTCCTGTTCTGGGGTGGGTGCTTCACTCTGCATTTATGCGGGCTTGTGACCGCCTGCGGCTGCATTAAGCACCGCCCCGGCAAGCTGTCAACCTGTCGGGGCGTTTGGTTCATTCCTGGACAACTTCAAGCAGGTTCCCGGCGTTGTCCAGTCTGCGGGTAAATATGACTGTTTCGCCCGTGGTGGTGTCTCTGACCGCCACACGTTTGCCGGGATTGTACCAACAACACGCCCCACGGTAAGCCATTTCAGCGGAAGCGGCTTGAACCTCTGACCACCTGCAACCCTCTGGCATGATCTGAAAACGCTTCATTGTCTGCCCCTCCTTTCACGCTGCCAGGGCAGCACGTACCGCCTTTTTTACACGGTTGCAAGCCTGGAACAATGCACGGGCTTGAACGTCAAGCCATTCTTCACGGCTGTTCGGTCTGCGCTCACCGTTGCGGGTTTTCTTGAGTTCAGACGGGCAGCAGAGACGAGCGGCAATGTCACCGTCATAAATCAGAGAGGAACCGCCCCAACTGTATTGGTTCCAGTCCTGCGCTCCGTTCAATAAAGCACATTCAAGCAGTTTCGGGGCTTCCAGGTCGGACGGGTCAAAGTAACCGCCGTCAATGGCTTCTTCCAGACCTTCCACCAGTTCCAGGGCGTAAGCTGTTACGCCTTTGCTCCATGCGCTGCGCTCTGTGCGGGCTTCAACTTCCTTCTTGATCTGGTTAATAATGTTTTCGTTCATGGTGTTTTCCTCCTGTTCTTCTTCCTCAACCTCTGCGGGTTCAACTTCAATAATCGGCATACCTTTGCGGGTGGCTTCTTCCACTTCATAAGAAGCGGCTTCTTTTACGCTGTACCATGCGTACTTACTGTAATAGGCTTCAACGTCTGCGGCTGTCTCTGCGTGTGCAATGTTAGAGCAATAGACGCTTTCGGAATACTGGAAAGATACCTTGTAATACTTTTTCATGGTGGTTTCTCCTTTCGATCTGTGCGCCCTGGGCGGGCGGTCTGTGTGGGGTTCGTGTGTTCAGTTATTTCTGAACTACCCTTATTATATCAGATATATCTGAACTGTCAACCCCTTTTTGCAAATTTTTTCAGATTTTTCTGAACTCCTGTGGGCGGGCGTTTTCTGTCTGCATGGGTGAAGGTTTGCAGACTGTCCAACATTCTTCCCGGCTGCGCCTGCCCTGGTGATCATCTGGGCGGCTGTCCTGCCCTGCGTCCGTTCCTGGTGATCTGCTGCGGGTGTGATCATCTGGGCGGCTGTCCGTCTGTTCTGGTGATCTGGGGACGATCTGCGCCCCGGCTGCGTCCTGGGGTCTGTCCGTGATCATACCGGGGGAGGGGGAAAAGACCCCGGGGGCAGACGGGGCGGGTGAGTCCCGAAAGTACCGCAAAAATAAAAAAGTTTCACTTGTTCAGATATATCTTGACATTCAGTTATTTCTGTGCTATCCTTATCTCACAAAGGAGGTCACACTATGAAAGCAAATGAAATTATCCGTGAAGTGATGATGTTGAAAGAGGTCAAGCCCTCAACGCTTGCTTCCCGTCTCAATATCAAGAACAACGTCTTATCTGAAAGACTGGGACAGAAGAATATCTCTATTGACAAGTTGAATGAAATGCTGCGGGTTCTGGACTACAAGATCGTAATTGTCCCCCGTGAAGCCAGAGTCCAGGACGGCAGTTTTGAGGTTGAACAGTAGGGTAAGTAGGGTAAATCACGATTTTGCAGGAAATTCCTCTATAAGAGGGTCTATATAGGAGAGTTTATAGCAAAATGCGAAAATACCCTACTTGCCCTACACCATAGGAGGTAAAGCCCATGAAGAAAGTTTGGTTGATTTTGACTTGTTTTCTGGTTCTCCTTGCCGGGTGTGGCAGGACTGAACCAGTACAAATAAGAACCGTTGCCGAATACGAAAACTACAAGGCTGAACTACTGGAAGCGGAGTTTGATACTGCTGAAAACACGGTAAAAGTCCACGTGGCATATACCAACAACGGTTCGGACGGTATGTATATGCTTGAGTCCTTTGTTGTAAGGGCGTTCCAGAATAATACGGAACTAACCAACCTCACTGACATAAACAATGACGGCAAGCTGATTACCGAAGTGAAAGACGGACAGTCCGTTACCGGGGCGTATATCTTTGAACTGACCGACAGCAGCACGGTTGAGGTTCGGATATGTACCCCGACTGCGGATGAAGAACTGCTTGCCATAAGGGAGTACAACCGTGATTAAGTATTTCTTCATGTTCTTGGAAATAATGTTCCGGGGCATGATGGCACTCATTTCACTGTTCATGCTGCTGTGTCTGAACGTACTGACCATACCAACCTTCATTATCCTGTGGTTGTGCTGCAAACTATTCCGACAGCAGATACCACACTGGCAAAGGTACGGGCTGATGTTCTACCCCTCATGGAGTTATGCCAAAGAGCGTACTTTTCTTGAGGATGAAATAAGGTTAAAGCGAAAAACCGACAAAAAAATAAAAAAGCACCCGCCGATACGGGCGTGGGAAGAAATGTTTTTCTGGTGACTGATGTGCGGTCACCCGTCCAATGGGACTGTCTGACAGGGGCAGTCCCTATTCTTTTGCAAAGGAGGTATCAAGGTGGACTATTTGAAGATGAAAACGAACATAGAAAAAGCCATTGAACGCAAGCCGCTTGACTTTTCTGCGTACAATGACTTGTTTGATATATGCCGGGAGTATGAGAAGGAAGATTTTGCGGTAGCCCATGAGTGGAACCACGATCTGCGGGGGAAGAACAGTTACGGATTGCAGGCGGCTATTGCGGCAAAGGATTATTTGCTTGCGGAGAGGTTTGACGATCTGCTTTTCCGTTCCCTGCTGATGGGCGCACCACATTTCTTTGATGACTACTTGCAGGCGGTGGAGTATGGCAAGCCCCTGGACAAGAAGTTCTATCAACCCAGGCGGCATTATCTCAAGCGGTACGTGGACGCATACCAGGAGATACTTGACGGCAAACTGGACTTTCTGTCTATCTCCATGCCGAAGCGTGGCGGCAAGTCACAGTTGGGTATCAACTTCACAAATATGCTTTCGGGGAAGTACCCGGACAGGTCTACACTGATGGAGGGAACGGGTGACGATCTGGTAAAGTCCTTTTATACGGGCTGTCTTGAGTACCTTGTGACTCCCAGTGACTACCACTTCTATGACATTTTCCCGGAAAGCAAACTGGTACAGACCAACGCTGACACAAAGATATTCAATCTGCTGCATAAATCCCGCTTCCCTACCGTAATGTGCCGTTCCATTGACGCAAGACAGGTGGGCTTGTCCGAAGCAACCAACCTTCTGTATCTGGATGACTGCGTGGAGGGACGTGAGGAAGCAAAGAACAGGCAGCGGCTTGACGATAAATGGGAAATCATTTCTGGTGATATTATCGGACGTGCCATGGAAGGTACGCCCATTGTGATCTGCGGAACCCGCTACAGTCTCTATGACCCTATCGGTCACTTGCAGGAAGAAATGAGAAAACAGGGCAAGCGCATGAAGGTGATTGAAACACCTGCCCTTGACCCTGTGACGGATGAAAGCAATTTTGAGTATATGCGTGAGGGGAAGAAGGTCTTTACCACGCAGTATTTCCGTGATCAGCGTGGAATGCTGTCTGCGGAGCAGTGGGAAAGTGAGTTCCAACAGCAGCCCTTTGAAGCAAAAGGACTTCTTTTTCCCGAAGCAAGCCTTAACCGTTTCTTTGAACTCCCGGTTGACCGTGACCCGGATACGATTGTGGCGGTATGTGATACTGCGGATAAGGGTGAGGACTTCTGTTCTATGCCGATTGCCGCAGTATATGGCAGCGAAGTCTACATTGTGGACGTGGTGTTTGATGACTCTCCCCCGGAAGTGACAAAGCCAGAGTGTGCAAAGGCACTCATTGATAACAAGGTTACTGCCTGCACTTTTGAGTCCAATAACGCAGGTTCCTATTTTGCCAGGGACGTTGCAAA